TTGATAAAAGTTAAATCTCAACAGCGATTTTTCACAATCTCCAAGACTATGTTATATTCAGAAGTTTTAAAAAGTAATAAGAAAGCGAAGTTTGAATTAAAGTCTAGAGAGGCAGTTGCCCTCACCAATTCCCTTTGTGACGAGTTTGTTGCTAAGTATGGTAACAGTCCAGGAATTAAACCAACCAAAGACAAATTAGGATATCAATACAATTTGGGTTCTAATTTTATGAATACAGATCCTGCAGTTCGGAAAGCGATGAAGATTTATGATAGGAGTATGTATGATTCAATCAAAGGTTATTCTAAATCTCCGGATTTAGCGTTAACTCTTGACACTCTTTCAAAATACTCTCGTTATCAAGCTGATAAAAGATTTAGATCTGAAAAAGAAATTAGATGCTGGAAGAGAGCTATAGCTTTAGCCAGACAAAAATTTCAATTTGAGGATTTAATTGCGTATGATAACACTCCTGTTCTTCAAGAAATGGAAAAATCAACAGCGGCTGGCTTTTCGTTCCCCGGAAAGAAGAAGTCAGAAGTTATTGATCAAATTGGCTCAATCGCTGCATATATGAGACATAATATACAAGATGATAGATTTGTATACGTTCCACCAGCTAAGTTGGCGCAACGTGGACATCTCCATGATGCTGAAAACCCTAAATCACGTCCTGTGTGGGTAGTTCCAGCTGAAATCATCGTGTTAGAAGGAAAATTTGCGATCCCATACATTGATCGGTTAAAATCGACAAAAACAGTATTGATTGGTGAGAATTCTATGTATCACCTTATCCAATTGTTGAATGGTATTGTTAAAGATGATGACACAATGTCTGCATCAATAGATTGGTCAGCATTTGATTCGTCTTTACCTAATTGGTTAATTGATGAAGCTTTCAAGATCATCAAGAATTCCTTTAATTTGGGCTACACCTTTAACTTAAAGCAGGGAGTTCATACAACTAAGAAGAAAGGTAAAGATGAGAAAGCTAAGGCGGAAAATAGTGCAATTGCAAATGGAAAGCTTTTTGATTGGTTAACGACTAATTTCAAAAAGACTAAGATTATGTTACCTAATGGTACTATTCTTAAAAAGATGCACGGTATCCCTAGTGGAAGTTATTTCACTCAGGCGGTCGGATCTATTTGTAATTACATTGTTGTTTGTTTTCTCATGTATATGATGGGCATTGAAGATTTTGACGTACATGTTCTTGGTGATGATAGTTATACTAGATTCACTGGTTCTGGTTTTGATCTTCAGTTGGCGGCTGATCTTGCTTGGAAGTACTTTAAGATGAAACTTAATGTAAAGAAAAGCTCGGTCAAAAATATTCGTCAACCACAGAAATTCTTAGGTTACGAGACACAGGGTGAAAGACTTGTTCGTTCAGACGAAGAATTCGCTAAAATGGTTTTATATCCAGAAAGAGATGTGTTGACCTTAGAGCAAAGCTTTAGTAGAGTATTTGCCTACTATTTGCTTGGTGGCGTAAATAATGCATGGTATTGCAAGTTTTACCACCATTTTCTTGGCTACTATAGTAAGTACAAGATTACCCACTTTACCTTACATCCTGGGATATACCGAACCTTACGGTATGTCGCTGGCTTGGACGTTCGTCCATTCCAGAATTTTGTATTTGATCCTGGTACCTTAAGTTCTATGCTTATAGCTTATCACTTTAGGTTTGGTTATGGCATCTACCAATCGGACTTACAAAAGTAGTTGAACGGAAACAACTATAAAAAAAAAAAAAAAAAAAAAATTTAAAAAAAAA